AACAAAAACCTGCCTAACATTCAGGCATTCACTGATGAGTTAGTTACCAAGTTTCTAGCCAAACTCCCAGGCTATGTAGCAACCGCCAAGCGCGAGCTGCCTGCCCTTATCAAAAAGGCAACTGACTTTATTGGCAGCGTTGCTGGCTTTGGCAAAGATATTGCTTCATTCCTTGGGCCTGAGGGGCTAGTAAGCGCAGGGCTTTTTGGGCTTGGCACCAAGATGGGCGGCTTGGCTGGTGGTATTGGCGCAGTGTTTGCTGAGCAGTTTATTAAAATGGGCGTTGACCCCATTACCGCAGCGCTTGGCGGTACAGCTACTGGTGCCATCACCGCAGGCGTAGTTCAAGGCTTTGGGAACGCTGTGACTCAGGCAGCCATTAAGACATTCCTTGGGCTATTTAAGAGCGTGCCGATTACCCCAAGTCTGCCAGCAGGCGGCCTGCCAGGTGCTGCTGCACCAGCAGTTGGCAGTGCAACTTCAGCCATCCTTGGCGTATCCGTTGCTGCCATTGCTGGCGTTGCTGCTGCTGCCCTTGGCGTTGCTGCCGTAGTGCTTGCGGCAAAGGGGCTTTATGACGCTATTTATTCACCTGCTGAACAGGAAAGGAATATGCGCGATAACTACGCCAAGCTGCAAGCGCGCATTAAATCTGAAGGGCTAAGCAGCGTATCAACTTCAGCCAGTGGCGTGTACGGCTCTAACGCTCCAGGCTTTAGCAGTGACTATATGAAAATCAAGGATGTCAATATTTCACTTGGCACTAAGGCGCAAACAGAATTGTCATATGCAGTTAACCGCAATCTAGCCCAGGCAATCCCAAGCGCGCAGCGGGTATTCCCGCGCAATAGGTAATGGCAACAGCGCCTTACCAGCTGCTTATGGATATTGCCCCCATTGCGTCAGCAGTGAGGGTATCTAGCACTGTAACGATTACTACGAGCAGCCCACACGGCCTAACCAGCGGCGCATACATTCAGGTTGGAGATACAACAGGCGCAGCGGGCACTTCTATGGTTGGTATGTACCAAGTGAGTGTGACTAGCGGCAGCGCGTTCACCTACACGGCTGCTGGCTCAGCTGGCACCGCTACGGTTGGCAGCGCCTTTGCATCCTATGATTTGCTTAACCCACCAATTAACTACACCGCTGGCACGGCGCGTCAGGGCGCAATGATTGCGCCACCTGAGGGGCTAAACCTGAGTGCAAACGGTGACGGCTCTGGCTCAACAATGAGCCTGACCGTGCTGCAGGAAACTACACCGGCAGGCGGGCCTTGGTTCAACCTTATCCCTGATAACACCCGCTTCAGGCTTATCTACAAGGGCACAGGTAGCACACCTGCAACGGATGCCTCTGATGTTTTCTTTTTAGGCGTGCTTGACTCTGTAAGCTCGCAACTCAATGGCTCTGGGCAGGGCACCATTACTACGGTGCAACTCAGTGATGCCAACATACTGCTTGACCGCATTGCGGTGTTTGGTAAGACAGGCGCAGCACGCACCATTGAGAGCGCGCAGCGCACCAGCAACACCGTGACCTATACCACCACAGTTGACCACGGCTTTGTAAGCGGTCAGTCAATCAAAATTAGCGGTGTTCTAGGCGGCGGCACGGCTGGCTTCAACGGCACCTTCAGCATTACTTCAACAGGCGGGCGTACCTTCACGGCATCAAACTCAGGAGCAAATTCAAGCAGCGCGGGCACCGCTGACGCTGCCTTTTCTCGTGATGGTAAAAGCAATGATTGGATTGTGGTAACCAGCGTTGGTGCTGGCAGCAAGTTTTTCATTCAGAGTGGTGACACAGTGCGCCTCAGGCGCGGCGGGCTTTCTGGGTTTGGTGATTCAACCACACTGCGCTATATGGTGGACACCACCTTTAGCGGCAGCGATGTGGTGCGCGTCAGCGATAGCCAGATTAAGTGCCGGCTACGCAGACCGTATGCCAACACTTGGGGAACATTCACCAGCAACGGTAAAATCTTTTCCTCTGGCGTAGCTCGTGATGCAACCCAGCAGCCTGGGCAGGTGACGGTAACTATCCCTGGGGGGCTGAGCGAAACACAGGCGGTGACTAACTTGCTTGCGCTGACTAACCAATACAAGTCAAATGATTATGCCTTGCAGCGCGTGCTTTCAACCAGCAGCACAGCCAATATTACTGGCGGCACTGTGTACGCAAGCGGCCCTGCAATCCAGTTTGCATCCTGCTCCCTGCGCTCGGCGCTTGATACGGTTATTGAAACCTACGCTGGCTCTGATGTAAAAGAGCGCCGCTATTATGTTGACCTTGCTGGAAAACTTAACTACAAGCTGGTTGACTCAGCAAGCGCACCCACTTATGCCACTGCACCATACGCGCTGATTACCAGCGGAGCAGGCACACCAAATACCACCACTGGAAAGGCAACACTTGCGCCATTTAGCCTCACGGTAAATTATGACCACAGCACTACTAAAAATGCGCAGTTTACTTTGCCTGCTGCTGGTAATGATGCACCGCTTACTACGGTGCTTGCGTACAGTGATATGTACGATGAGGACGGCGCACGCGTGTTTGCCACGCGCTCAGGCGCGCCGGTGTTTGATGAAGTGGTGGACTTCCCAGGCGCGTCAAACAATCAAGGCGCGCAGATTTCACGCGCAGCTGCCGCATATTTCATTGAGCGCTATAAGCCTATGTTAAGTGGACAGATGACCATTCGGGGCTATGGCACACAAAGCTTCAACCAGTATGGGTTTAGCGGGGGGTATGCTCAAACAGGAGCCTCAAGCTTTGCACTTGTAAGCCGCTGGGAGCCTGGGCAATGGGTAGAAGTAACGGCTGGGGGATTAGGATTGAGCGGCCTCTACCGCGTTGAGCAGGTAAACTGGAGCCTAGAGCCTGGGTCATACACTCAGGTTATCGGCTTGCAATTTAATCGGCGCAACCCAAGCGATTTGGCTGCGCTCATTGCGAATTTGAGGGGGTAGGGAATGGCAAACTTTGGCTCAAGCAAGGGATTGGTCAGCCAAAACCTTAGCCAGACTATGGATAATCAGGGCAACCCAATTATCAGCTCTGACACTACCTTTGGCGCTTCGCCACTTGGCTATGCCGCCCGCGTGCAGTCACTCTTTGGTTTGCCTAATGCAACCTTTGAACTCACACCGCCAGATACTACGCTACCGATTAACCAAGGCAACCAATTACCATATTGGGATATTCAAGATTACAGCGCCGGCGTAATGAGCGGCAGCGCAATCTATGACTCAACCACTAATACTTGGGGCATCAAACTCAACCCAGGTACAGCCACCACTGGTGACTACCTCACGATGACCACGCGCAGCTACTTAGTCAATGACGATAACCTTTCGCTGCGCCAAAAGGCGCTGGCGGTAGTTAGCAAAAACGGCACATACTCAAGCACCACACAGTGGAACTGCGCGCTTACGGCCTCATATTACTCAGCTGCTGATGCACTCCTGCACTCAGGCACGGTAGCAACAATCCTTGATAACGCAACTTGGACATCTATGAGCGGCACTACCACTACAGGCGGCACGGCAATCAACGCTTCAGCACAGTATGTAGACCTGACCTTTACGCTGACGGCAACTGCGCCTGTGACCAGCGCCACGAGCGTGACAATCAAAAGCACGCTGCTCCAGACTTCAACTGGCGCGGCGGCAAGCAGCACCTTTCTTGTCAGTCAGGCATTCACGAGCAGCCAGACTTGGACTGTTCCAACTGGCGTGACTCAACTAGTCTCTGTGGTTGCGTATGGTGCTGGTGGTGGTGGCGCTGGCGGCAACGCGGCATCAGCGATTGACACCAACCAAGCAATCAACGGCTCACAGGGTGGCGGAGGCGGCGCACTGGTTGCGGTTGAGAACCTTGACATCACTGGCGTTGGTAGCGTGGTCATCACAGTTGGGGCTGGCGGCTCAGGCGGCGCTGGCAAGACTTTCAACAAGGGACGCGGTTCAAGCACCGAACTACTTGCAGGAACTGCTACCGCTGGAACCAACGGCTCTGCTGGTGGCGCGACATCCTTTGGCGGCTACCTCAGCATTGTTGGCGGCGGCGGCGGCACGGCAAATCAGGCATCAGCCACCAACACTGGTGGCACTCCTGGCGTTGGCACCACCACCTACTTTCCAGGCACGGTACTAACAGGCGGCGGCAGCGGCACGCGCAACTCTGGCGGTGCTTCCTTTGTTGCTATCTATAATGCTGTGCTTGGCACTGGCGCAACTGGCGGCTCTTGCACTTTCTCTGGTGGGCAAACTGGAACAGCAACTGCGGCAGGCGGCACTAGTTTCTTGGGCTACGGAGGCAGAGGCGGCGCATCATCAGGCGTGCAAGATGCTGCTCCAGGCAACGGCGCACAGGGAACTGCTGGAATCGGCGGCGCAGGTGGTGCAGGCGGCAGCGGTGGGCGTGCGGCATCAAGCGGCACAGCCACCATTACCGTGACTGGCGGCAACGGCGGCGCTGGAACAGCAGGCGGCGGTGGCGGTGGCGGCGGTGGAGTCACAGCATCAGCCTTCAGCGCCGTATACAGCAACACCATCATTGCGCTTACAGCAGGAACTGGTGGCACTGGCGGCAACGGCTTTGTGGTCATCACCTATGTGGGCTAACAAATGAACCGCTACGCCTTCACCAACGCTGAGAACATTGTGGTCAATGTGATTGTTGGCAATCTCACGCCAGACCAGCAGCAACTATTTCTGCGTGACCAAGCTACGCTTTTTGGCGCTGAGCAAATTGTTGCGGTGGATGAGGGCACAGCTGTGTGGATTGGTGGCACCTATACTGACGGCGTATTTATGGCACCGCCTCAGCCTGAGCCGGTACCTGAGCCTGAGCCTATTGTGGAGCCTGAAGCATTATGACCGCAAGCCAAAGCAACGAAATCCTTAAGCGGCTAGACCGCATTGAGCGTGACCTTACTGAAATCAAGGTAGACCTTGCAGAGAGCAGGGGAGCGCTGAAGCTTGCTAAGGGCATTATCTTTCTATTGGGCGTGACTGGCCTTGGCGGCTTGCTTACTTGGCTTCAGGGGCAGGGCAAGTGATTCTGAAGGTACGCAGCCAGCTTGGCTTGGCAGAGCGTTTAGGAGTCAAAGCACTTGATGATTGCGGGCCAGCATCCTTGGCAACTGCAGCTACAGCCCTTGGGCTAGACACCAGCACCAAGGCAGCACACAAGGCGTGTGAGCAGGCTGGGCGTGTAGACACACCTACCGGCGCAGAGGGCACGAGCGCAGCACAGGTGCGTGATGCCGCCAAGATTCTGGGGCTGAAGGGGCGCATTGTGTATGACTGGAGTGAGGCAAGCAATCAGGTGAAGGCTGGCAGCGTGCTGATTCTCAACATTCAAGCTAGCCAAAAGGTGCTGCCTGAGCGCTTGCGCTCTAAGTGGCAGCGTGACTATTGGGCAAAGCAGCCGCTTGCTACCTATGGTCACTGGGTGCTGCTTGCCTACGATAACTCCACTTGGCAATACGCCTGCCCTACAATGAAGGAAGGCAACCTTGGGCGCTATGCGATGCCTGAGGAAGTTAAGGCCTTACGCGATAGCAAGGGCAATGCTGGGTTTCCAACACCGCCCGCAATGGTGTTGATTAGCAAGAGGGGTGCAGAATGAATCCGCTAGTGAATGACCTACTCAACGCGCTGATTATTGGCTTGGTGCCTGTGGCGATTGGTGCCCTTGGCTACCTTGGCAAGCAGCTGGTCAACTATCTGCAGGCGCGAATGTCTACAGAGCAGTTTGCAATGATTGAAGCGATTGCCCGCACGGCGGTGCGCTCAGTTGAGCAGACACTTGGCACAGAGGAAGGCGAAGCCAAAAAGGCAGCCGCCCTTGCCCTTGTTACCGCTGAGTGCCTGAAGCGTGGCTTTAAGCTGGATGACTCTGCCATTGGCGCAGCCATTGAGGCTGCCGTGTATCAGGAGCGCATCAGCACAAAGTAAGGCTTGACAGGGGCAGCCAGCCCCCTCACCATCAGTCAAGCGGCAGTAGTCAGCCGCGCATAGGGGGAGGAAACTGATGAGCCGGTTAGATGAGTTTAGGGTGCTGCAAGCCAAAAAGGGGCCGCGCTGTACCTACGCGCTAATGCAGTTATCAGAGGATGACCGCGCAGCGCTCAATGAGGCGTTAGCGCTGGCAAGCATTACCAGCAAGGCTATTGAGCTGTGGCTGGAAAAGCGCGGCGAGCGCTGGCGTTATTTCAACATTGCCCGCCATAGGCGCAATGAATGCAAGTGCGCAAATGACTGAGGGGCTTGAGGAAATCCTGCAGGTACAGCAGGAAATAGATGCAGCCAAGCGCCCAGAGCGCAAGCACCCAGAGGGCTGGGAGCCTGGCATTGCGTGGGATGGCAAACAGGGCACCATTACCACTGACACGCTGCCAGCTGAGAATGCGCCAGATTGGTCAACCATCCTGAGGGTGTGGGGGCTTAACCCTGACCTGTTTGAAGTGGTGGAGCCAGTGCTATTCAATGTCTGGGGTGACCCGCTTGGGCGGCTCAACCGGCAGTGGAAAGGCAAGGTGGTGCAAAAGCGCGTTGCTGTTGATGGCGATGTTGCCGCACTGATTAAGGAAATCAAGGGGCACAAACCTAAGCGGCCTGCCGTGCGCACTGAAGGCACGGCGCTGCTGGTTGCCATTAGTGACCTGCAGATGGGCAAGGGTGAGGGCGGTGGCAGCGCTGGAATCGTGGCGCGCTTCCTTGCGGGCATAGATGAAGTTGAGGCGCGATGGCGCGAGCTGGTGAAGGCAGGCAGACCGCTCAACCGCTTGGTGGTGGTTGGCTTGGGTGACCTTGTAGAGAGCTGCAG